TCGCCTTCTCCTTGGCATTCTCGCCGCGGAAGCCCTTGATCTCGACGATCAGATTGAGCGGTTCGGGAATTCCCTCTTTGGAAGACTTCCCATCGTTCACCTGCACGATGAAATCGGGGATGTACTTCCTTGGGGTTGAGCCCATCAGATACGGCACTTCGAGACCGAGGTTCTGGTTCTTGACGTAAGCGCGCACCCGCGGGTGCGCCTCGGCGACGCGGCAGAATTCAGCCTCCCAGTCACTATCGCAGATCACCCAGTTGACGTGAGATTTTGGTGGCGGACCGTTCGTCTGCCAGCGCGTCTCCTTGGACGTGGTGAAGTTCACATAGGCGGTGGAGCCCGTCGGATTATAGGCGTCGAGGATCGCCTTCACCGGATTCTCGCCGACCAGCGATAGCGTGATGGCCGCCTTGATACGCTCGGTCGCCATGTCGGCGATCTCTTTGTAGAGGAGCTGTGCCGGATACGTGCCGCCCGAGCACCTCAGCCAGCCGCCTTCGAGCCACTGCCGCGTGATCCGCTTGAGCTGGCCGAACAGGTGGAGCTTCGGCTCCTCGCCGGGATCGCGGTACTTGTTGTAGAGAAGGTGCCGTGCGAGATGAAACAGGATGGTCGACGAGCGCGTGTCTTCGAGGTGTGCAAGCGTGAGATCGACGCCTTCACCGATGATTCCCTGGTTCTTGGTGACAGATGGTCCGACCAACTCCGGCGTCAGGTGCAGGATGTGATCCGGTCCGAAGGTGGCCTCTAACCGTTCCGCGGGCAGTTCGACGCGATAGCCTTCGACGCGCGGGAAAACGATTTCGAGCGCATCGCGCTCGGGTTTCACCGCATGAACGCGGATGGTCTCTCGCGGAGGCGCCGGCTTTACGATCACGGGCTTGGCTGCGAAGTCGAACGGAATGCCGAGCACGTCGGCATACTCGACGTTGAACAGGCCATCGTCGTTCAAATCATAGGATTGACGGCGCAGGCCGCGGCCGACGACCTGTTCGCAAAGGAGCTGGGTGCCAAACGCACGAACGCCGAGGATATGGGTGACCGTGTTGGCATCCCACCCCTCGGTCAGCATCGAGACCGAGACGACGCAACGAATCTGCTCGCCCAGCCTGTCCTTCTTGCCGACCGTGTTCATCACCTCGCGCAGGAGCGTCGCATCGTCGATCTCGCCGCCGGCACGCAGATCGCTCGCGTCCTTGCCGCCGCGCTCCAGGATGTCGCGACGAAACCGCTCGATCTCGTCGGCGGCCATCTCACGGAAATCCTTGTCGAGCGCCTCGCCGGATTCGAGCTGCGCCGAATCGATCAGGATTGTGTTGGGGCGGGCGAGCCGATTGCCGTACTCATCGTAGTTCCGGAAGAGGGCAAGGCGCCCATTTTCGAGGGTCGTCGAGCCGTCGTCATTCTCGCGGTGGAAGCCGGAGATGTATTTGTAGACGAGTTCCGAGGTCGATGTGTTGTTGCACACCACGATGAAAACCGGTGGGACGCCGATGCCTGCGTTCTCCCAGAGATCGAAGGTCTTCTGATAGTGCCCGTAGAGCGCTTCGAGCGCTGACAGCAGAACGGTCGGCAGAGCAAGCGGATCGTAGCCCTTGGCTCCGGCAGATCGTCCCTTCTTGGGCAAGCCGCGGGGGCTCTTCTTGATCTCGTCCCAGAGGTTGCGGAATTTCGGCGTGTCACCCCCAGGCACGTTGTCGGCGACCGGAACGCGCGGCAATTTCACAATGCCACATTCGATCGCGTCCATGAGCGAGAAGTCGCTCATGGTCCAAGGGAACAAGGTGCCTTCGAGATAACCCGAACCGCGCAGAAAGAACGGCGTCGCGGAAAGGTCGTAGACCAGCGAGATGCCGAGCTTGCGCTTGACCGTTTCCAGCCCGGAAATCCACATCCGGGCGGCCTCGTTGTTCTCCTTCGCCTCCTCCTTCTCTTCGCCTTTCAGGTCGTCTTCCGTCTCTCCAGTGGCGTCCTTGACTCGCTCGCGGTAGCAATGATGCGCTTCGTCGTTGATGACGACGATATTCTTCATTCCCATCAACTCGGGCATGACACGCTGGAGCATCTGGCCGTCGGTTTCGAGCGTCTGGAGTTTCTTGGTGGGGTCCTTCTTGGCTTCCCATCCTTCGATCGCTTCGCGCGTACCTTTTGACACGTCGATGCGCTCGCGCAGCTTGAACGCGTGATAGTTGGTGATGACGATCTTCGCCCGGTCGATGTCCGCGAGAAGGTCCGGCGGCACGATCTCGCGGTGCCGGTAGTAGCTCTCGGGATCGTTCGGAAGGAGCACTCGCAACCGATCCTTGATCGTGATGCCGGGCGCTACGATCAGAAACCCGCGGGAGAAGTGCTTGCTGTTTGGATGACGCACAGCGTTGATCGTCTGCCACGCGATCACCATCGCCATGACGGTCGTCTTGCCGGCGCCGGTGGCCAGCTTCAGCGCTAGCCGCAGCAGTTCCGGGTTCGCCTGCTCGTTTCCACCTTTAATATGTGCCCAAAACTTGGCGACCCGCGGCCCGAGTTTGGGCGCGACCTCGGTCAGCCAGATCGCGGTTTCGACGGCCTCGATCTGGCAGAAGAACGGACGGATGCCCTCGAACTGATGGTGCCGCCAGTGCTTCAGAAGGCGAGCGGTTTCCGGCGTCACCAGCCACTGGTCGGGATTGGGCAGATTGCGCCACGTCTCAACGTAGGTCCGAATCTCATTGATGATGGGTGTGGGGTTGTATTCCTGCTCCTCGGACGTCAGCCCCGCCTCGTCTTCGAACAGTATCTGCGTCTGGCCGCGCGCCCGGCGCCGCTTCTTCGGCTTCGGGACGGGCGTGATCAGATCGGAGCGACGCCGCGTCTCCAAGATGCGATTGGTGGGCTGCCCGTCGGCGTCGAGCTCCCAATGCCGACCGGGATAGGCGTAAGGCGAATTGAGGATCGGCCGCTCGAAGAATTGTTCAGTCACCGTGCCCCCTTCCTCCGCTCGTCCCTGGCGGCAGCCTTTCGCTCCTCAATCCATAGGTCCAAGTCTGTCTGCTTGAAGCGCCATTGTCCGCGCACCTTGAAAGCAGGCAACTCGCGGCGTTGCGCCATCGTGTAGACCGTCTTCTCAGCGACCTTCAGGAGATCGGCAACCTCATGAAGCGTTAGCAGCGCGTCGGGCATTCCCCCGCCTCTCCGGATTCGTCAGTCAAAAGATGCCAGACTTTACCAGAGCACGCTATCGTTGATCGTAAGGAAGATTTCCCGCAGGACCTGCGAAGGTGTCGCGCGTCGAATGCCCGGGTCGGGGTGAGGACATCCGTGCAGGAGTCAGATTGCGCGTCAGAGCCCTTATTGCGGGGAAGGACGTGAACCTATTGCCCCCTGGCGATGAAGCGAAGGCTACGTTGCTCCGTCCAATCCACCGGAAACCGCTTCATCAGGGTCTCCAATTGCAGGTGAGCCGATTGTCGCCCACCGAGGATCGCTTCCACGACCTCCGGCGCTAACAGCGTCATCCGGAGCACGCGACCAACGTAGGACTCATTGATCTTCTCGGCATTGGCGATCTCGCGAATGGTGGCGTACTCGCCGTTCTCCAGCATCTCCCGCCATCGGAATGCCCGGGCAATCGCCTTGACCATGGCGCCGTCGATGTGGCGGCGGGCTGGCGCAGCAGTGACGGTCATACCGCTGGGCGCCAGCACAAGCTTGCGGCCGCCGCGCCGTCGGATGGAAATCGGCACGCGGACAGTGACGGTCTGGCCGTCTTCTGTGATCCTCGACGTGTCTTTCATGCTGCCCTCCGCGCTTCCGGCCGGATGGTGCCCAAGTCCTCAACGAGGCTCGTCAGTCCTTGTGTGCGCAGTCGGATGTCCGCACCTTCGGTGCCGATGTCGACGCGTTCGACGAGCAACTGCACGATGCGGGTCTGCTCGGCCGGGAACAGTTCATCCCAGAGCGGATCAAACCGTTCCAATGCCTCCCGCACGTCGGCTTCACGGAGCCCCTCCAGCGATCGCCTCGCCACGCGCCACGTGCGCACGATGACCTCGGGAGAGCGCAGAAGGACACGCACCTGTTCGATCACAGCACTCTCGATCTCCGCCGCCGGGATACGCCGTACCGGGCAGGCGTCGGCGGCGCGCTTCAGCGCATCGGTCGACACGTAGTAGCGGTAGAGCCTTCCGCCTCTTCGGGTGTGGGTAGGCGTCATGGCCCGGCCAGTCGGTCCGAAGATCAACCCCTTCAGCAGAGCCGGGGTCTGCGCCCGTGTTCGCGCTCCGCGCCGATGCGGGCTTTCGGCAAGGATGCCGTGGACCTTGTCCCACAAGGCCTGACTGACGATGGCCGAGTGCTCCCCCGGATAGGCAGTGCCCTTGTGCACCGCCTGCCCGACGTAGACACGGTTGTTCAGAAGCTTGTAGACGTAGCCCTTGTCGACGAGCTTGCCCTGCTTGCCGGTGATCCCCTCCGCTCGCAGCGCCCGCACCAGCACGGTCGCGGAGCCGAGTTTCACGAAGCGCTCGAAGATCATTCGGACCTTCTTTGCTTCGGCTTCGTTCACGACGAGCTTTCGGTCTTTCACGTCGTAGCCGAGCGGTACGAAGCCGCCCATCCACATTCCTTTCTTGCGCGACGCCGCAAACTTGTCGCGGATGCGCTCACCGATGACCTCGCGCTCGAATTGCGCGAAGGAGAGCAGGATGTTGAGAGTGAGGCGCCCCATCGAGGTGGTCGTATTGAAGGACTGCGTCACGCTGACAAAGGTGACGTTGTTCCGGTCGAACACCTCGACGAGCTTGGCGAAATCCATCAGCGCGCGGCTGAGCCGGTCGATTTTGTAGACGACGACCACATCGATACGACGCGCTTCGATATCCGCTAGGAGCCGCTTGAGTGCCGGTCGTTCCAGCGTCGCGCCAGAAACCCCGCCGTCATCATAGCGGTCCGGCACCAGCACCCAGCCCTCGGGCTTCTGGCTTGCGATATAGGCTTCGCAAGCCTCGCGCTGCGCATCGAGCGAGTTGAACTCCTGCTCCAGACCCTCCTCGCTCGATTTGCGCGTGTAGACCGCGCAGCGCAGTTTGCGCACGACCGGCTTCTTCATCGCGATGCTCGCTGGTTCTTGAGGCCGAAAAAGATGCGCCCGTTCCAGCGCGTGCCGGTGATGGCGCGCGCGATGGCCGAGAGCGACTTGTAAGGACGCCCCTGATACTCGTAGTCGTCGTCGCGCACTGTCACGCAGTGCTCGACGCCCTGGTATTCCCGGATGAGCCGCGTGCCAGCGATGGGCCGATCCTTTGTCGGCTGGCAGCGTCGCTTCGGGTCACCGCCATCGAGCTCTTCGGCGAGATCGCGCAGACGCTTCAGCGTCTCGGGCTTGAGTCCGCCGTAGGCTAATTCTTGAATGCGGTACGCCAGCCGGTGTTCGAGGAAGCGGCGGTTGTAGGGCGGCGGCTCCCGCTCGAACAATTCACGCCACTTCAGTTTGAGGGCAGCAATCGGGGCGGTTTTCAGCGCCGCCAGTTGCGCCAGAACGGTGTCAGCCATCCACTGTTCTCCGATCCGCGTGGGTCGGATGACCGCGTTGGTCGACCGGAAAGTCGAGCGAACGTTCTCCGCCGTCGCGAGATAAAGGGCTGGACTTCCGTTGCTGCAGCCGAATCAGACCGGCAGCCAGGATCTCGGCAATCTCCCCGAGCCGGTCGCTCGCGTCATGATCGCTGGGTAGAAGTGTCGCAGCCATCTCGGCACCCCCGAAGAGTTGGCGCCAAGATGATCCTGCAGAAGGGAAAGATACAGTAAAATCAATCTCTTATAGTACGTCTGCGCCTAAGAAAGCAGCCAAGCGCAACGGAGCGAAGCTGGCTCCCGGCTTGGTCGGACCGCGGAATCCTTCCCGCTCGTTTTAAGAATCGCTTCAGTTGTCCTAACCTAGCCTCGCAACCTGGTCGTGAACCTCAACGGGGGCGCGACGAATGATCGTGCGGATTCTTTGATCCCGCGGCGGACAAGCGCTTTGTGACGTAGACCAAGTCGATCTCCCACCGTCACAATCGCGTGCGCTCTGCCCGTGGGTCTTGGGTGATCCCATGGGCCATCAGCATCTCGGCAGGCTTCCCGGTTCGCGCAAATGGCGTCAGGTCATCGACCTGATCAGCGGTGGCGCCGACGTCGGAGACGTCGCAGCAGCAACCTCCAAAGCTGCCGAAAGTCAGATGATCGATGCGAGCAACGACCCCGCGGTCCAGCACGCAGTCTGGCTCCTAACGCAAATACCAATCGCCGCAAGACAGGAGAATTTTGCCACTGAGCTTCGGAAGCTCGGGCTGCAGGTCGGGAATCGGCCGTCGCTCATCGAGGTTGTGACGGCGATGACGGAGGCGGTCGATCGTCACGTCGCTCGCGTGGGTGGTCGAACCGATCTCGGTGAAATGGCGCAGCTCTCAGCTGCGGAAAGTTTGAACGCGGTAGCGGGACGCGAGCTGCCGGACTTATTCGGCGCGACGCCCGAGAAGGCGCAAGCGGCGCTCGGCGGCCTCGGTACCGTGTCGCAGTTCGCAGTGCTCGCACGCGATTTCTTCGCGCGCCTCTCTCGCCGGCAGTTGGGCTATTTCCTTAGTCGCGAATTGTCGCAGCACGTCGGTGTCAATTCACGGTTCCGTACGATTCGCGATCATAGCGATTTCGAGAACGCCCTCGATCTTCATTGCCATGAGGCATCGCGGATCATCAAGGAATTCTCCGGCGAATGGTTCTCCAAGCATACCTACGAGGGAGGCATCAACGAAGCCAAAGCCGGTCGTTTCGCGCATGTAGCGTTCAAAAAGCTTCGAGAGGAGCTGCGGCATCGGAGAGATGCCCATGCGTGAGCGTCTGATCGTGTGTGGTGGATTAAAGCCACCTCGAAACGCGCCGACCGACACGCTGCGGCTCGACATCAACGCCGCGGCAAATTCGTCTCACAAGGTAAACCTGCATCTCGACCATCTGGCGCGACCGATGGCGGACAACATACCCGATGTGCTGACGGACCTCTTGGACATTGCCGCCTACGTCTATTGCGCCGATCAGTTTACCAAGCGTGGCACTGCCTTGATGGCGGACATGGGCGCAGAGTGGCGGCGCAAGTTCCGCTTCCAGATCCCGGTTCGCCGCCTCGACATATGGCAACAAGACGATGTGCGAGGTGCCCTCACCGAAGCGCTTGGCTTTCTCTCCGAGGATGAATTCATTTTCGAGTTTGCCGCCGGAGGTTCTTCAAATGGCATGCAGCCCTACCTGGGCTTTGGCGATGCATCTGCGCAGGCCATCTCGCCCGACGAGGTGATTTTGCTGTCGGGCGGCTTGGACTCGCTCGCCGGGGCAGTGGATGATCTGATCGGCAACAAGAAGAAGGTTGTTCTGGTCAGCCATCAAAGCTCCACCTTGATCACATCGAAGCAGAATGCACTGGTCGGTGAGCTTCGAAGCCGAACCCAAAACAACCAGCTCTTCTACGTTCCGGTCACAATCAACAAGGGCCAGGAGGAGGCTCTTGAGTTCACGCAGCGCACGCGGTCGTTCCTGTTTGCCACACTCGGCATCATCGTGGCGCGCATGTTCGGTAAGAACGAATTGAATTTCTTCGAAAACGGTATCATCAGCCTCAATTTCCCGATCTCGGAGCACGTCATTGGCGCCCGCGCTAGCCGCACCACCCATCCTCGCGTCCTGGCCGATTTCAGTCGCTTCTTCTCGCAGCTCTTATCCGAAAAGATCGTCATTCGGAATCCGTTCATCTGGAAGACTAAGAGCGAGGTGGTGCAAATTCTGGCAGACCGGGGATGCGCGGATCTGATCGCGAAGACGCTGAGCTGCACGCGCGTCCGAGAAACAACGCGGCTCAGCTGCCAATGCGGCACCTGCTCGCAGTGCGTCGACCGTCGCTTCGCGATCTTGGCCGCCGACCTTGCGGAGTATGAGCCGGCCGACAATTACGCGATCGACCTGTTCAAGGGGGAGCACAAGCCCGGCCCTGCTCTGACAATGGTCGAGTCCTACGTGGTTCGAGCGCAGAAGCTGGCAACTATGTCGGAGCAGGCCTTCCTTGCAAGCTATGGCCAGGTGTTTCGCGTTCTTCCGCATCTCCCGGGTTCGCCCGACAGCAATGTCCGGAAAATCTACGATCTTCATCGTAAACACGGGCAACAGGTAATTCAGATTGTCGATCGCGAGCTGAAGAACAACGCCAGTTTGGTCCAGGCGCTTTCGCTGCCCGTGACGTCCCTGTTGGCCATGATCGTATCCCCAGTGGCCAAGCAGCCCAATTTCATCGACCCGATTGAAACGGAGCAGCCAGCCTCGGTCCAAGCTGCGCTCGAAACGCAGGCAATTGTGGTTCAGCCGATCGTGTTCGCAATCGATCGCACTGCGCGGAAAGTGTTGTTCCGCGGAGGGCCGGAGTTGAAAGGTGCCAGCTACAAGCTGGTGTTAGAGCTGACACAGGAGTTCGAGGCGGACGTTGAAGCGGCTCTTGGCAAAGACGCCTTCCGATATGTGAAGGCGGCAGACTTGGCCAGGCGGCTTAGTGTTGATGAACAGAGCTTGCGCCAGCGTGTTTCGCGCACACGGAAGAGCCTTGAGGATCAGTTCTTACAGCACTGCGATAAGCAGCTCGACCTCGAGGACGTCATCCAGAACGAGGAGTGGAAAGGCTACCGACTCAATCCATACCTGCTGCAAGTCAAGCCGGGGCAGCTCCAGGAGAGCTCGACGCCGTCACAACTTGGATCCTCGTCTGTCACAGCTCCTTCGCCGCCGCGCTGAAATTCTTCAACTTTTCGCAGGCGCCGTGTCACATCTTTCTCTGTGACCGTGCATATCTCGGCGCGAGCGCAGTAGCGAATATCACCGCGAATCCCTGACGGCCCGCGCGAGTCTGTTCGAGTGGGCACCAAGATCGCGGTGATGTCCGATGGCTCAGAACGCTCTCATCTCGTCTCACGCAAAAGCTCCCGCTGGCGTCGGTCAGCCAACCAATCCTGATCGGCCGATTCGTCATCTCAACCAAGTTGACCTGGCGCGCCGCTGGAATCTCAGCCCGCGCACCTTGGAACGCTGGCGGTGGCTGCGCCAGGGGCCGCGCTACCTGAAAATCGGTGGGCGGATCGTCTATCGGCTTGACGACATCGAAGCCTACGAGGCCGCCCAGGTTCACGCTCCGATCGCTAGCCCGGCCGGCGTGCCCGTGGCCACCAACCGCACGTGAGTGCTGTCCGCAGATGACGGCGCCGTCCTACCTCACCAACCAGATCGCTCCCGACATGGCGTCGATCGAGACCTTCGTGAAGGTCCTGTTCGACTATTGCGACGGCTGGGTTGCCGTGCGCGAGTTCCCAGAAAAGGGCAGCGCTGGCCAGTCGCCCCGCACCCCGTTCTTTCGAGCCGACGCGAATCTCGCCCGGAATGTCGTGAGTGAGGCGCAGCGCGCAGCGGCGAGCGGCCTCGCGCTCTACGTCGTGCCGGGCACCGTGTCCGCGCAGGGCAAGGCCAAGGCCGACGACGTGGTTGCGATGCAGGCCGTGCTGGTCGATCTGGACCACGGCGATGTCCGGTTAAAGCGCGACCATCTTGTCGAGCATCTCGGGCCGCCGTCTCTTGAGGTCATTTCGGGCGGAACCACCGAGGAAGGCCAAGAGCGACTGCATCTCTATTGGAAGCTCACCGAGCCCGCCGTCGGCACCGACGTGGCGGCGGTCTGCAAGCTGCGGTCGCTGATCGCGGCCAAGGTGGGAGGCGATCCCTCGTTCGGCTCTGCCCATCAACCGATCCGGGTTGTGGGCTCGATCTACCGCAAGGGCGGTGTCGAGCGCCTGGTCACCGTCCGGGCCCAGCGAGCACTGGAATATGACCTGAGCGAGCTCGCCGAGAAGGTCGAGGCATTGCCCGCAATCGCGGGTGGCACGGTCCCGACAGCAGCGGCGGGCGGTGCGAGCAAGGAGGCGGCCGCCAAGCTGTTTGCCAAGCGTGTGCACGAAGGTGGCGTCGACGGTGTCACACGGTTCGACGCGCTGAGCCGCGTCATCGGTTACTGGATTCGGCGCTGCGGCGAAGGGCATATCTCCCGCGAGCAGGCCTGGGAGGAGATCGTCGCCTACAACGAGGCTTGCATCGTTCCGCCGTGGCCAATAGATCGCCTCAAGCACGAGACGAAGCGCCTTTGGCAGCGCGACAGCGACCGCAGGGACAAGGCGGGTGGCGCCGCAGCGGAATTCACCGAGGATGCGCTCGCGCTCGGCTTTACACAGCGCCATGGGGAAGATTGGCGGTATGTCGCCGCCTGGGGGCAATGGTTCGTCTGGACCGGCACCCACTGGCAGCGCGAGAACACGCTGAAGGTCTACGACCTCGCCCGCCTCGTGTGCCGGGACGCGGCGGCCGCCTGCGAGACCATCAAGCTGCGCGCCAAGATCGCGTCCGCCGGCACGGTGGCGGCAGTCGAGCGGCTGGCGCGCGCCGATCGAAGCCACGCTGCGTCGACCGACATCTGGGATGCCGACCTGTGGTCGCTCAACACGCCCGGTGGAGTGGTCGACCTCAGGACGGGAATACTCGTCCCGCATCGGCGGGCGGATGCGAACACCAAGATCGCAACCGCAACGCCGCGTGGCGAGTGTCCGGCCTGGCAGGATTTCCTGGCAACGGTCACGCGGAACGACCCCGAACTCGAAGCCTATCTCCAGCGCGTCGTCGGCTACTGCCTAACCGGCGTCACCGGCGAGCACGCGCTGTTCTTCCTCTACGGCACCGGCGCTAACGGCAAGTCGGTGTTCGTCACCACCATCTCGGGGATCCTCGGCGACTACGCGACGGTCGCGCCGATGGACATGTTCATGGCGGCGACCGGCGAGCGGCATCCGACCGACATGGCGGGCTTGCGGGGCGCCCGCCTCGTCACCGCCACCGAAACCGAGCAGGGTCGGCGCTGGGCCGAGAGCAAACTCAAGGCGCTGACCGGTGGCGACAAGATCACGGCCCGCTTCATGCGGCAGGACTTCTTCGAGTTCGTGCCGCAGTTCAAGTTGGTCGTTGCCGGCAACCACAAGCCCGCCATCCGCAACGTGGACGAGGCGATGCGGCGCCGGCTCCACCTAATCCCGTTCACGGTGACGATCCCGCCGGCCCAGCGCGACAAGACGCTGTCCGAGAAGCTCTTAGCCGAGCGCGACGGGATCATGGCGTGGGCGGTGGACGGCTGCCGCGAATGGCAGCGCGTTGGCCTTAAACCTCCGCCTGCCGTATCCGCCGCGACCGAGGAATATTTCGAGGCCGAGGATGCGCTGGGGCGTTGGCTCGACGAAGCGTGTGAGCGTGGGCGCCATCTGACCGAGATGAGCGGTGTGCTGTTCGCCGCCTGGAAGGCCTGGGCCGAGGCCAACGGCGAGTTCGTCGGCTCGATCAAACGCTTTTCCGAAAACCTGGCGAGCCGGGGCTTCGAGCCCTACCGCGACCGTCATGCCCGCGGGTTCCGCGGACTTGCCCTGCGGCAGGGCGGCAGCGGCCGGACCGAGATGGAGTTCTGACCGACGTGGAGCACGACATGAAATCCAATGAAATCAACCGTGTGACGGATGTGACGGATCACTTCGATATCAACGTCACGCGCGCGCACGCGCGCACGCGTGAAGACATACCGAAGGGACCCGACACATCCGTCACGCAGCGAGCCAAGCAGCCTTCTTCGCCAGCTCGGCGCATGATCGGGCGCTCCCCGGAGCCATCCGAAACCGAAGCGATCAAGCGCTACGGCTGGCGCGACCAAGGAGTTCTTGTCGTCAGCGCCGATGACAACCGCCTCACCTGGCCCGAGCGCGAGCTGGTTCGGCAGATCGGATCTCGGCTCTATGGCCGCACGCCTCCGGGAGACCGGCGATGACCGAGCGCCGCTGGACCGAATCGATGATCGAGGAGCGCTTCGTCGAAGCAGCCGACGTTATGAAGCGGCTGCCGGACGTGTGCGTCCCGGGCCACTTCAATACGTGGCCACGGATGCTCTACGAGTTCAGCGATCTGGTGAGCCAGGAGCCGCCCCGCATCACGCGGGTAAGGCCGAACGCCGCCGCGATCAGCCGGATGGAGGAGACGCTCGACTGGCTGAAATGGCTGGAGCCGATCGACCGCAAGGTCGTCTGGCTGCGGGCAACCGGCGAGCGGTGGAAGACCGTGTGCTGGAAGGTCGGGCTGCAGCGCGCCGCCGCGCACGAGCATTGGCTTTATGCGCTGTGCGTCATCGCGTGGAGACTCAACGGGCACCACTTGCCGAAGGGCCTCGCCAAGCGACGTCTCATCGATCGAATCATCACGGCCGAACGGGCATAACGAAACCCTGGCCGCTCAACCGTTCGCACCTTGTGAAATTTCATGAGAGACATAAATGTCTCCCCTGAGCGACAAGGATATCTCGGGTTGGGGAGGCACGAACGTCCTACGAACCATACACAGTCCCAATACTACACCGTGCACAGTACCCAGTATTACGTGTAGGGCCGAGACATTTATGTCTCCCCTCCGCTTCAGATCGCGACTTGTTTTGAATCATCGCGAGGATCAGATTTCGTCCATGACAAAGACACAGATACCGCCCCAGACCGACAACGTGATCCAACTCCCCATCGGCAAGAAAGAACGCCGCCGGGCAGAGGACAAGTGGACCGGCCCCGTCATCAGACTTGGCTACACCCAACTGCCTAGCCTTTTGCTGAAAGGCCAAGCCAAATTGAAACTCACCCCGGTCCAACTCAACGTGCTGCTGCACATCTTGGAGCCCTGGTGGGATGCCGACCGGCTCCCCTGGATCGCCAAGGACACGATCGCGCAGCGGATGCGAAAAACGCCACGATCTATTCAGCGCGTTATCACGCAACTGGAGAAGGACGGGCACATCAAGCGGATCGAGCGCTTCTATGGCAAGAAGCACCAGACGGCCAACGCCTACTCGCCGGCAGGCTTGGTCAAGAAGCTGGTCGCGTTGGAGCCTGAATTTCGGAAGGCCAAGGAGCAGAACCGGCTCCGGAAGAAGAAGGTGGAGGCGCCCACGGCTGCGTAACAACCACAGCGGCGTAACTCAACCGGATAGAGCCTCCACGAACTTCCTGCCGTCGTTCTCTGGCGAGACTGACAGTAGGCGTGGGGAGATGCAGGTTCAAGTCCTGCCGCCGCTCCCATTTCCTCGATTTGTTTGGACGCCGTATCGTAGTGCAGCGAAAATTGTCTGCCAGACACTTTTCGCTCAGACAGAATGGCTCGGATTCGCTAGTTTCGTTGGCAAGATCGCGAGACGCGCGTCGACGATCCGGTTTACTTCAGCACGTACCAGGTCGATCGCCCGCCGCCCTGCTTTACGAGATAGCCTTTCTCGACCAGTTGCCGAAAGTGTTCCTTGAGCGTGTTGCGGCTGACGCCGGTCAGCTTGGCGATCTCGCCGATGCTGACGCGACCGTGTTCGCGGGCGTGGTCGAGAATCTGAACTGAATGTTCCGGCAGGCTTGAGACGACGAGTTTCTCGCGCTCGATCTTTTTCGCCAGCCGCTCCTTCTGCTGGCGCAGCGCACGCAGGAAGAACAGAAGCCACGGCTCCCAATTGGGATTGTCGGTGCGGATCGTTCCCTGCGTCTGCCGCAGCGCCAGGTAGTAGCCTTCCTTGCTTTGCTCGATGACGCTCTCAAGCGAGCTGTAGGGCACGTAGGCATAGCCCGCGCGCAGCAGCATCAGTGTGGTGAGGATACGGCTCAGCCGTCCATTGCCGTCCTGGAACGGATGGATGGCGAGGAACACGACCGTAAAGATCGCGATGACGAGCAGAGGATGGAGGCGCTTCTCCTCCGTCGCCTCGCCAAACCAGGTGACGAGTTCGGTCATCAGCCGGGGCGTGTCGAATGGCGTCGCGGTCTCGAACACGACGCCGATCTGCTTGCCGTCCTGGTCGAAGGCCACGACGTTGTTGGGGCCAGTCTTGTAGCCGCCGCGGTGGCGCCCGTCCTTCTCACTGTGGACGAGCAAATCGCGGTGCAATTGCTTGATGTGGTTTTCGGTGATCGCGATCTCGTCCCACGACCGGAACACGAGGTCCATCGCTTCGGCGTAGCCTGCGACCTCCTGCTCGTCGCGGGACGCGAAGGACTTGATGTCGAGGTTGGAGAGCAGCCGCTCGACCTCGCGGTCGGAGAGCTTGCTGCCCTCGATCCGGGTGGACGAGCCGATGCTCTCGATGGTCGCGACGCGCCGCAGCGCCGACAGCCGTTCAGGCGCGACGGTTCCGAGCGCCCGCCAGGCGCCCTTGAACTCGTCGATCTCGGCAATCAGCGCCAGGATCTCCGGGGTGATCCGGATGGTGTCGGTTCGAATGCTCACACCCGAATAGACACCCAAATCCACCCAAATAGCAAGGCCACCCGAATGCCCACCCAATTGCACCCGATTGGAACAGACTTAAGGAAAGGGAAGGCCGTCAACCTTTCGTTAGCCAAACCGGCAAGGAAAGGATCAAGCCTGCCGGGCCGCTCGCGGGTCCTTCCTGGCGGAGATCCTATGCGGGGGGCAATGGCCCGAAATTTCGCCACCGGCAGGGCAAAAATCTGAGTTACCGGTTACCACGCGACGTTGCCGCCCGTGTGCCCTAAAGGGCCGCAACGGTTGGCGTTTTCGGCCTGCGCCCTGGTAACCGCCGCCTGGTAACAGGCGCGCCCCGGTTACCACGCCTGCCGCGGTACGGCGCTCCACACGAAACAGATGACGCACCGACTGCCCGACACGGTCGAGCATTGGCCGCTCGACCGGCTGATCCCCTATGCGCGCAACGCCCGAACGCACGCGGACGACCAGGTCGCGCAGATCGCGGCCTCGATCGTCGAGTTCGGCTGGACCAACCCGATCCTGGTCGACGCCGAAGGCGTGGTGGTCGCCGGTCATGGCCGGCTGCTGGCGGCACGCCGTCTCGGCATAGATACTGTGCCGGTGGTGGTGCTCGGCGACCTGACCCCGGCGCAGCGTCGCGCCTACGTGATTGCCGACAACAAGCTCGCGCTCAACGCCGGCTGGAACGAGGAATTGCTCGCGGCCGAGCTGCATGCGCTCAACGGCGAGGGCTTCGATCTTGCGCTGACCGGATTCTCGGACGCCGAGCTTGAAGCGCTGATGGCGCCGCTCGGCGAAGAGGGGGAAGCCAGCGACGGCGACGACGATGCCGCCGACGAGACGCCTGCGCCGCCGCGTCAGCCGGTCACGCAAGCCGGCGATCTCTGGCTGCTCGGCCGCCACCGTCTCCTTTGCGGCAGCAGCGACGATGCGGCGGTGGTCTCGCGCGTCATGGAGGGGAAACGCGCGTCGCTCGTCTTCACGTCGCCGCCCTACGGCAACCAGCGCGACTACACGACCGGCGGCGTCGGCGATTGGGACGCGCTGATGCAGCGCGTATTCGCCGGCCTGCCGGTCACCAACGAGGCGCAGGTTCTGGTCAACCTCGGCCTGATCCACCGCGACAACGAGTGGCAGCCCTACTGGCAGGGCTGGCTCGAATGGATGCGCGATCAGGGCTGGCGCCGGTTTGGACTCTACGCCTGGGACCAGGGCCCGGGTCTGCCAGGAGACTGGAACGGACGCCTGGCACCTGCCTTCGAGCTGCTGTTTCATTTCAATCGGGTCGCGCGCAAGCCGAACAAGATCGTGCCTTGCAAGTGGGCGGGCCACATCAACGACACGCATGGCGGCATGCGCAGCCGCGACGGTCACGTCGGGGAATGGAGCCACGCCGGACAGGGCGTGCAGGACACGCGGATACCGGACAGCGTCGTCCGCATCACGCGGCACAAGGCGCGCGGCATCGAAACCGAACATCCGGCCGTGTTCCCGGTGGCGCTGCCTGAATTCGTGATGCGCGCCTACAGCGACGACAGCGATGTCGTTTACGAGCCGTTCGCCGGATCAGGAACGAGCCTGATCGCGGGCGAGCGCACCGGCCGGGTCGTCAAGGCGGTGGAGCTCGCTCCGGAATACATCGACGTCGCCATCCTGCGATGGCGCAAGCTGTTTCCCGATCAACCGGTCGTCCTTGCCGATGACAAGCGCACCTTCGAGGCGACCGCGGCGGCGCGCGGCGTCGAGCTCGCCAGTGCCGCCTGACGAGCTTGCGGTCGAACAGTGGCCGATTGAGCGGCTTCTGCCTTACGTCGCGAACGCCCGAACGCACCCGGACGAGCAGGTCGCGCAGATCGCCGGCTCGATCGCGGAGTTCGGCTTTAACGTGCCGTGCCTTGTCGATGAACGGGGCGTGCTGATCGCAGGCCATGGCCGGTTGATCGCGGCCAAGCGCCTCGGCCTTTCTGACGTGCCGGTCATACGGCTCGGTCATTTGACCGACGCGCAGGCTCGGGCCTTCCGTCTCGCCGACAATCGCATAGCGCTGAATGCCGGGTGGGACGAGGCGCTGCTCGCCGCCGAGCTTGGTCGGTTGAAGGAGGACGGGGTCGACCTCGAGCTGCTTGGCTTCGGGGAAGACGAGCTCGATCGCCTGCTCGACGGCCTCGATGGAGAAGCCGGCGCGGACGGCGAGGACGACGTTCCCGTGCCTCCGACCGAGGCGGTGACAATACCGGGCGACCTTTGGCTGCTTGGCGCCCACCGCTTGCTGTGCGGCGACGCGACTGTCGCGACCGATGTCGAGCGGCTGCTCGACGGCAAGCGTCCGCACCTGATGGTGACGGACCCGCCTTACGGCGTCGAGTACGATCCGAACTGGCGCAATGAGGCTGGGGTTTCCGCGACCGCGCGCACCGGCAAGGTCAGCAATGACGATCGCGCCGATTGGCGCGAGGCATGGTCCCTATTTCCGGGCGACGCGGCTTACGTCTGGCACTCGGGTGTTCGGTCGCGGACCGTGATCGAAAGCCTGGAAGCCTGCGACTTCAAGATCCGCGCGCAGATCATCTGGGCCAAGCCTCGTCTGGTGCTCGGCCGCGGCGACTACCATTGGCAGCACGAGCCCTGCTTCTACGCGGTGCGCAACGACGCGCACTGGCAGGGCGCGCGCGATCAGACGACGCTCTGGACCATCGGTGCCGGTGCCGAAGAGGACGAGGCGACCGTGCATGGCACGCAGAAGCCGGTCGAGTGCATGCGCCGGCCGATGATCAACAACAGCACCCGAGGCGAGTTGATCTATGAGCCGTTCGCCGGATCGGGATCGACATTGATCGCGGCCGAGTCCATCGGTCGCGTGTGTCTCGCAATGGAACTCGACCCGCGCTACTGCGACGTCATCATCGAGCGCTTCCAGCGCCACACCGGGATCGCGGCGACGCTCGCCGGCAGCGACCGCACCTTTGAGACGCTTCGGGCCGAGCGGATCGCGGCATGATGCAAAGCCGCCGCATGTCGCTGTTGGAGGCTGCGGCGAATGTTGTGATCGGATACGTGCTGGCGGTCATGACGCAGATCGCGGTGTTTCCGCTGTTCGGGCTGTGGCCGACGCTCGGAGAAAATCTTACCCTTGGTGCGGTGTTCACCGGCGTCTCGCTGCTGCGGTCCTACTGCGTGCGCCGGGTGTTCGAGAACTGGCGACTGAGGCTTGAACGGCAAAGCGCCGCCGGATCGTGAACCCGGCGGCGCTGTCCGACAATCTGGCTCAGCCAGGGATGCGATAGACCCGTCCGCGCCCCTCGACTTTCTCCGAGGTGATATTGAGGCCGAGCTTCTTCTTGAGCGCGCCAGCAATCGCGCCGCGCACGGTGTGGGGCTGCCAATCGAGCGCCTTGACGATCTCGTCGATGGTCGCGCCCTTGGCGGTCTTGAGCATCTCGATCAGCTTGGCTTGCTTGCTGTCGGCGCGCGTGCCGCGAGCTTTCGGCTTGCTCTTCCCGGACTTGCCCGACCGGGCGGGCTTGGCTTCGGTGTCCGCTTCGCCTTCGGTGGAGACTTCGTCGATGCCGAGTGCCTTGGAAGCGGCGGGCGTTGCGCGCAGGGTCAGGCGTCCGCGCTTCTTGTCCTCGCGCCAGACCGTGTCCTCGCGCTTGGCCTGTACCTCCTTGATGAGGTTCTGCTTGAGCAGGCTGCCGAGAACCTTCGCGGCTGCGCCGCCGGGAAGCTTCGTCGTGAGCGGATAGACCGATCGATCCGGACGTTGGCAAGCGGCGGAAAGAACGACGAGTTGGGTATCGGAAAGCGCCATGATGGGCTCCTCCTGTAGTCGAGCCGCGACCATCGCGGCCCTTCTACGACCCCGAGCCCCGCATCGGAGCGGGGCTGACCTGTAGGGTTGCGGAATCCGATCAGCGCTTGCGCGACAGCACGCGATCCATGGATTGCTGGAAGGTTTCGCCGGGTCGGGCGGTCTGGGCGGCCTGCCGGATCGCGCCAAAGATGACCAGTTGCACGCGCCTGACGGCTTGTTCGAGCGTTTCGCCGGGAAGCACCGAGGCGCCGCAGTTGGCGAGAAACTTTCGGAGCGCCGGTTCGCGCGCCGCTGCAACACGGGCGCGAATCTCGGCAGCGTTCAGTCCGGTCCAGTCGTCCATGGTGGCGTTCCCGAAACTTCGATGCCGCCCATGGATGCGCTGCTTTGGCCCTGAGCCAAGCGGATAATCGGATCATTTGATTGCTTTCGGGGGCCTGGGCTTCGCCATGGGACTGTCCATTCGCGCTTATGCCCGCCAGCGAGGGGTCAGCCACGTCGCGGTGCTGCGCGCGATCAAACAGGGCCGTGTGCCGCAGGAGCCGGATGGCACCATCGATCCGGCGAAGGCCGACGCATCATGGGAGCGTTCGACCGATCCGGCTCGTGCGAAATCGAAAGCGAAGCCCAAGGCCGACGCCGCGAAGCTCAAGCCGGTTGCGGAAGCGGCGGTCGGCTCTGTGCGCGAGACGCTCAAGGAGCAGGGGCTGCCGGCAGGCGGCAATGTCACCTTCGTGCAGGCGCGCACCGCGCACGAGATCGCCAAGGCGCATCTCGCCCGCCTGAAGCTGCAGGAGCGACGCGGCGAGCTGGTCGATCGGGCGCGCGCGACCGCGCTGGTGTTTCGGCTGGCGCGCGAGGAGCGCGATGCCTGGGCAAACTGGCCGGCGCGGATCGCAGCATTGATGGCATCCGAGCTGTCGGCTTCGTGCGGCGAGATGATCGGTCAGCCGGTCGAGATCGGAGCGCACCGCATGCAGAAGCTTTTGGAGACGCATGTCCGCGGCCACCTTGCCGAACTCGCCGCCATCCGGCCCGAGTTCCGATGACGGCTTCGGCTTCGACGGCGCCGACGAGCTTCGGCAGGCATGGCGCGACGGACTAACGCCCGATCCCGCGCTGACGGTTTCGGAATGGGCGGATCGACATCGGGTCTTGAGTCCGCGAGCCTCGGCCGAGCCCGGGCGCTACCGGACCGATCGCACGCCCTACATGCGGGCCATCATGGATGCGCTGTCGCCTGCAAATCCGGCGCGGCGCGTTGTGTTCATGAAGGCCGCGCAGGTCGGTGCGACCGAATCCGGCAACAACTGGATCGGCTACGTCATCCATCACGCGCCGGGGCCGATGCTGGCGGTGCAGCCGACCGTCGAGCTTGCCAAGCGTTTCTCGCGCCAACGCATCGATCCCCTGGTCGAGGAATGTCCGTCTCTGCGGGAGCGGGTGAAGCCTGCTCGATCACGCGATGCCGGCAACACGGTCTTGTCCAAAGAGTTTCCGGCGGGGTTGCTGGTTATTACCGGCGCAAACAGCGCGGTTGGCCTGCGCTCCATGCCGGCGCGCTACCTGTTTCTCGACGAGGTCGATGCCTATCCACCGTCCGCCGACGAAGAGGGCGATCCCGTCGCGCTCGCCGAGGCGAGAACGCGAACCTTCTCGTGGCGGGCAAAGACGTTCCTGACCTCGACGCCGACGATCCACGGCTTCTCACGGATCGAGAGGGAATACGAAGCGTCCAACAAGTGTCGGTTCTTCGTGCCCTGTCCGCATTGCGGGGTGCTGCAATGGCTGCGCTTCGAGCGGCTGCGGTGGGACAAGGGCAAACCCGAGACCGCGCACTACGAGTGCGAGGCCTGCGATGCCGCGATCGAGGAGCATCACAAGACCGCGATGCTTGCGGCCGGCGACTGGCAATCGACCGCGGACGCCGCCGACCCCGGCACGATCGGGTTCCATCTCTCGGCGCTGTATTCGCCGGTCGGCTGGTTCTCATGGGCCGATATCGCGCGCATGTGGGAGGCAGCGCAGGCAACCGACGAAGCCAAGCGCAGCTTCAAGAATGGCGTGCTCGGAGAGACCTGGATCGAAACCGGCGAGGCGCCCGACTGGCAGCGGCTCTACGACCGCCGCGAGCCCTGGCAGATCGGCACCGTCCCGTCCCGCGGTCTGTTCCTGACCGCGGGCGCCGACGTTCAGAAGGATCGGATCGAGGTCGACGTCTGGGCCTGGGGTCGCGGCCTCGAAAGCTGGCTTGTCGAACATCTTGTGATCGAGGGCGGACCCGACCGCGCCGAGAGCTGGGATGAACTGAGCGGCTTGCTGGATCGCACCTGGCCGCACGCGCATGGCGCACGGCTTGGCCTCGCGAAGCTCGCAATCGACACCGGCTACGAGTCACCCGCCGTCTACGCCTGGGCCCGCAAGGTCGGTCATGCGCAGGTCGCGCCGGTCAAGGGCGTGGAGGGCTTCAATCGGGCAGCACCGGTCGTCGGTCCGACCTTCGTGGATGTGACTGAGGCAGGCCGCAAACTGCGGCGCGGGGCGAGGCTTTGGACGATCGCGGTCGCGACCTTCAAGAGCGAGACCTATCGGTTCCTGCGTCTTGAACGGCCTACCGACGAGGAGCTTGTGGAAGGCGCGACCTTCCCGCCCGGCTTCGTTCACTTGGCGCGCGGCGTCGAGG